CTTCCGCTTCAGATCGTTCATCGCATGATCCTTTCGACTTGCGCGTCAATCGCTGCGATTTCTTCTGCATTCTCCGCAATGATCTGACGCAGATTCTCTGCTTCCGCTTCGGCGAGTTCGCGCTCTGCTTGTTGCATTTCTGCTTCGAACTCGTCGTCGAGCCGAGGCTGAAGAGCGCAGCGGCAGTTCGGATGCAAAGGAGGCCCGTCGATGTCTTCATAATCCATAAGCATCTCTCGTCGGTTTCCTTCCTTGTCTGGAGATCCAAAAAGCAAATCTCCCTTTTGATAGAAGGAATCCTCAAGGCCGATCGCATTCTTCGAGAACGCATCGCTCGCGGCCTCGCAGAATTCGCAAGGATCAGGCGCGAGAAGCCACGTCTTTCCGGTCACGACACCGGATGCCTTCCACGCTTCGACCTCGGCGCGTCGGCTCGCGCGTTGCGCTTCCGTTCGAGCAATCGTCAGAGCACGTCGAGTCGTCGCGCGTTCCGCGTCTCCGTCCTTCACGGCCCACGTCTTCACGCGCTCCGCGATCTCTGGAATCGTTTCGCCGTTCGCGACTCCGTCGCCGATGACCTTCGAGAACTTGACCGCCGTCCATCGATTCGTCGAGTCTGCCGCGCGATTCGCGAGACGGATCGACTCGGTTCGAGCGTATGCCTTGAGATCCTCGCCGTGCTTGTCGAAGTTCACCGGCAAGGCTTTCATCTTCTCAAGCGTCGTCTTCCCGAGGATGATGCCTGCCGCGAGCGAGTCTTCGAGATAGGGTCGAAGCGCGTCGACGATGTCCTTCCGCCACTTCTTCGATTCGAGAAGAGACTGAACTTCTGCGGCGAGTTCCGCTGTTGGAGCGTCCTGCTTTGCGATGCGTTCGAGGACGGCTTTCACTTGTCGATCGAAGATGCGACCAACACTCTTTCCGAGTTCATCCTCGCGCTTCGTGATCTTGTCGAACTCCTTGAGCGCGTCCTTGCCGAGATCCTTCGTGAGAACGTGCGGAGGTTCGATCTCGTCGGCCTCGATCATCTTCGTCCAGAGATCAGAGAGCATCGACTTCTTGGGCTTCATTGCCGGAGCAGCGTTTGCCTTCGGATCGCTTGAGTTTGCATAGATGAGATTCACCGCATCGGAGATCGGTAGTTTCGATTCCTTGCCGGAGTCATCCTTCAGCGTGACCGTCGTTCCGGTCGCCGATGGCTTCCATGCTGTCATCTGGTATCCCATCGCGCGGAACGCATTCTCCGCGACGTCGATCGTGATCCGCGAAGGCTTCGCGGGAAGTTCGACCGAGTGCGACTGTGGCTTCGTCATGCCTTCCGCCGGAGGAGATCCCTTCGCAGGCTTCGACGTGCGAGGCTTCTTTGGAGCCTTTGGTTTGTCGCTCGCAGGCTTCGATTCCTTCGGAGCCGAAGACGATTCGCTCGATCCGCCGCCGCCGCCGCTCGATCCTCCGCAAGTGTTGCCTTCCTCGAATCCTTCAGAGCCGACTCCGCAGTTCTTGCCATCAATGCAGTCGATCTCTTCCGCGATGTCTTCGAGTGCCTTCGTCCAAGCGTCGTCGATCGAGAGGCCTTCGAACGGATCGCACGATCCGCATCCGCAAGCGCATTTCTTCTTGCGCTCCGAGTTTCGCTCGCGCTCGCGATCGAACTCCTCGATCTTTCGCTTTGCCCAAGCGAAGCCGTCGTCGCCGCCCCATCCGTACCACGCCTGCCATCCGCGACCTTGCTCGTCCCAAGTGGAGCCTTGCTTGTCGACCTCGTGACGCTCGAAGTACGCGGCCATGCGGCGGATCGTGTCTTCAGAGAGGCGAACTCGATTCATCAAGTCGCGAGCGCGAGCGATTCCGACTGCGGTCATTCCGCGCTCGCTCTCGGGTTTGCGAGCGCGAACTTCGAGAGCGCGGCGAGCATTGTCGGCCACCGACTGCGGAGGCCGAGTGTCGATGTCGCCGATAGCCTTCGTCTCGATCTCGCCGAGCGTCTTTCCTTCGGCGCACATCGAGTACGCGATCGCGACTGCCTGATCCTGCGGATAGCCTTCCGCGATCAAGGTCGGAATCTTCTCCGAGACGCAATCCGAGAGCGCGTCCTTCTGCTCTGGCTGTGTCGGAAGCATCGGAGGCTCCTCGATCTCGTTTGAGGCATCTAGAGGCCCCGTGAGGCCGTCCGGCGCACTCGAAGCCATTCCGAGAGGCGCGGCAGGAGCAGGGCCGCCGAGAGGCTGTCCGTTCACGAGAAGAGCGTCGGCCATCGGATCTTCGACTGGCTCAAGTCCTTCGCGCATTCGCGCCTCGTTCGCCGTCATGATTCCGCCTGCGACCATCGAGCGGAGTTTCTCGAAGGCGAATCGCTCATCCTCGGAAACTGGATTGTCATAGGCGAGAAACGCATCCTCTTCGATGTTGAAGAGCGGTAGGAGATTCTGATTGAGAATCTCCTCATCCATGCGGAGCAGCGGAAGGATCGTCGTCTGCTTCCATGATGCAAAGCCTACAGTCGCGCTCGCGAGATTCGGATCGTTTGCCTTCAGCATCGAGACGGGAACGCCGAAGACGGCGGCGATCTCTTCGACGATCTGATCGCGGCCTGCGAGATCCTTCGTAGGGAAAGAGAGGGGCTTGAGGTCGATGTCTGCTGTCGTCGTGAGGAAGCGTCCCGTGCGCTTCGATCCGCGAAGTTTCTCGTCGATCGAGACTTCGAGTCGTTCGAGTTCGTCGTCGTGAGCAGGCGACTTCACGACGAGGAGATAGTCAGGCCGCGCTTTGTTCGCGAAGAAGGCGACATCCATCTCGTGAATGGCTTCGTTCGCCATGATCGCGCCCCAAGCGGCCTCTACCTTGCCGATCCCGTAGTACATATCCGCCGGATTCGGTCGCTTGAAATGGATGACCTCATCCGGCGCGTATGTGTTCTCGCGCTTCTGCTCCTCTGTCGCGCCGTAGCGATATCCCTTGATGAAGTCTTCGCCTTGCTGTCCTGCGATGATCTCCACGAATTGCGAAGGCATCGTCCAGAGTTGCACCGGAACGCCGAGACGCTGATCGATGACTGGATGGAGATACGCATTGCCCGTCAACTCGCCATAAAGAACGCGGAGAACTGCCGCGTCGAATCCGTTCTGATAGGGGTTGACCTTCGAGAGCAACTGAAGGATCGGATGCGCGTCGTCGACGACCTCGAAGTCGTCGCCGTACTCTGCGGCCTTCGTAAGCGCATATCGACTCGGACGCTGTTCGAGATCGCCGAAGAGATATGACTTCGTTCGGCGCGAGGCTTTGCGAGTGTTCCAGAGTTTCGTCGACTGACTCTTATTCCGAACGTACAAGCGGAGAGGCTGACTCGCGACAGCGACAGCGTTCAGATTCGCCGCCGCGTAGATCCAAGATCGATACGAGAGAACGGCAGAGCGATAGTCAAACGGTGAACGCTTCGCAGGCTCGCCGCGAAGGATCGTCATCGAAGAATTGAAGTACTTCTCCGGAGTGAATGCCGCTTTGATTCGTGCGAGTAGATTCATCAGATGACCTTCACCATGAGAGGCCTTCGCGCTCGACGCGCAAGAACGGCAAGCGCGAGAGCGCAAACTCCGTCGTCGTGACCGACCGTTGCCTCGTATGAGACGTTTCTCCCTGAGTATCGGAAGCCAAACGATTCGAGTTCACTCCGAAGCCAACCATCAGGAAAGCGGATGTCCGCAGTCGATATCGCGATCTGTAAGCCTTCCATCAGTTGCTGTTTGCTTTGGCTTGTGAATTTGAAGCCTTCGGTTCTGCGGCAGACCTTGCGAAGATCTTCGACGATCGGATCTCCGACTCCTGTCGAGTCGATCTGCGCAGGCGCGTTGCCGATCATCTTCGCGAGTCGTTCGCGCGTGACGTTCCACGGAGCCTGCCATCGTTCGAGCCGACAGACGCGGCCCTCGGCATCGAGGCCGACAGCGACCGTCCAGTCCTGCGACTTCGCAAGGTCGACTCCCCAAGCCTCTGGAGTTGCCGTCGACATCGGCGCGATGCAAGCGCGGATCGCATCGAGGCCGAACGGATTGCCGCCGTCCTCTGCGGGGATTCCTTCAAGTTCCTGATCGGCGATCGCCTTCGGCAGACTCGCTCGCATGGCTTCGACTTCCGCAGGATCGAGAAACG